CTGGTGGTATATACGATGTATTTACTATCATAAATCAAATATTACCTGATGATGTTGATGTATTTGTATTAGCACACTCTGAAGAGGGTTACAATGATATGGGTGCTCAATATAAGAAGGTAATGACAGCTGGAAAACAATTAGATCGTATTGTTTTAGAGTCTATGTCAAGCGTTGTTTTATTTACTGAAGTTAAAGCTGATGGTAAAGGAAGTAACGAATATATGTTTCAGACACAATCTGATGGTGTTTCAACTGCGAAATCACCTGAAGGTATGTTTGAGGAATATTTAATTCCTAACTGTTTACGTTCTATAAAAACAGAAATGGAAAAATACTACAATGAATAATTAATCGATTAAAATTAAATTTATGTATCAAATTAATCAGACTGTAAAGTCAGAGGGGTCGTCTACCTCAATATTTCCGCTTGGTATAAGCGAAAATGTAGAAATGACGGGTGTTAGTGTTGACACGGCAAGTAATGGTAATGCTTTTCTAAAGTTTACCTTTAAATCAGAAGAAGGTTCTTCATTGAATCATTTTGAGTGGCCAATAGACACAGCTAACGAAGGTTGGGAAAAGAAATTACAATCTCAAATGAAGAGAGTAAAACATATCCTAACTAAATTTATGGATGAAGGTAAGATAATTATTAATGCAGATTCTTTTGATAGTTTTGCAAAAACTGTAATCACTTTACTTGGTAATACTTATGTAGGTAAGAAACTAAGAGTAAAGACTGTTTATAGCTACAATAATTATGTATCTATTCCTAAATATGTTCCTTTTGTTGAAACTATGGACACAGATCCAACTAAATTAAATATTAGTAGTTTTGATAAGATGGAAAAAGATGAAGCTGATAATCCAGCTACATTAACTTCTACTGCATCAACTGGTGCAGCAGAGCCTGCAGAATCTGGTTTACCTTTTTAGGTAATATGATTTGAGGATAAGGGGAGGAGTACCTCGCGGTAATAGAGTGATTTTTTTTAAATTGTTCAGCTCTTAGCGATAAAGGTGATACAGCGGTGTATTTATCTCCTCCCTTTTTCTTTTGGACTAATTTAATATTTTTAAGATATGTATAAAATTAATATTCAATTAACCAAAGAGGCTATTCTAAATAAACTTAGTGCGTATCAAATTTTTAGTTATTATATAGGAAGAGATTTTAAATCCGGTATAGTAATAAATAGTCCTTTTCGTCAAGATGACAAGCCTAGCTTTTCATTATTTGTAGATAGAAGAGGTACTATTAGATATAAAGATTTTGGTACTGGTGAATCTGGTGATTGTTTTAATTTTATACAAAAGAAATTTGGTATAAATTTTTATGACTCATTAGTTCAAATAAACAAAGATTTTAATTTAGAGTTAATGTATAGCCAACATGGTTATAAAACTAAAGAGTATTCAGGTTATCAAACTGATATTAAGCAATTAAATTTTACTCCCAAGAAATCAATAACTGTTAAAACACAAAAGCTTACTTTTGTAGATAAACATTATTGGAGTCAATATGGTATTGATGAGAATTTACTTAAATTATATAATGTATTTTCTTGTAAATGTGTATTCGTAGGTGACAATACAGTCGCTACATATGTAAATAATAACCCTATTTATGGTTATTTATTTTATAAAGATAATGAATATACATGGAAGATTTATCGTCCACTTTCCTTAACAGGATACAAATGGATGAGCAATACTAATAGAACTATTTTCCAAGGGTGGGATCAATTACCTACTAAAGGTAATATGTTAATTATCACTAAAGCATTAAAAGATGTTATGGTGTTAAGAACATTAGGTTACATAAGTGTAGCTCTACAAAATGAAATTGCGAATATTAAAGATACTGTTACTCGTGAATTATATGAGAGATTCAATGATATTTATATATTAAATGACTTTGATTATACTGGCGTAAGAGGCGCTAATAAGTTGCGGAAAATATATGGGTTTAAACCTATATTTCTACAAACTTTTAAAACAAGATCAAATGGATTTAAAGATATATCTGATTATAGAAAAGCTCATACAAGTGAAGAAACTAAATGTTTAATAAATAAATTAATAAGCGCATGGAAATTAAAAGAGAAAAAAGCGTAGAAAAAATTATTGGTGAAATGAAAACCAATAAATTTAAAATAGGAGAAGACTCGATGGGTATTATTATCGATTCTTTGATTAATTTATATTCTGATCCTATAGGTTCTATAGTAAGAGAAGTAACATCTAATTGTTATGATGCACACAGAGAGAAACGTCTTAAGAGAGAAGGTATTATACCTAGTACTCATGAAGATGTTCCTAAATACTGGCATCCTGACAATAAATGTCCTCAAATAGAATTTCAAGAAGAGAATATATTATTAGGTATTGGTAATGCAATGATATTTAGAGATTTTGGTATTGGATTAAGCCAACAAAGAGTAGAAACTATCTACACTATGTTTGGTAATTCAACTAAAAGAAGCGACAATTTACAAATCGGTGGGTTTGGTATTGGTGCTAAATCTCCATTTTCATATACTAATACATTTTATATTATAGCAAACCATAATGGTATTAAACACTCTTATATGCTATATAAAGGTAATGATGCATTTCATATGGATATGATAAAAGCAACCCCTACAGAGGATTTAAACTGTACTGAAGTCATTATCCCTATACAAGAGGATAAAGACCTTAGAACGTTTAAAAAGTCTATAGAACAGCAATTATTATATTTTGATGGACTACAGTACATAAATGTAGACGAAGGTCTAGGAGCTCATATAGATTCTATTGAAATTGATTATGAAGATGATGATTTAATAGTGGCTTTAGGTTTAGAGAATACTGAAATTGATAGAAATTTACATTGTGTAGTTGGAAGAGTAAGATATCCATTAGATTTTAATCAATTAGATGGTATAGATGAAGATCGTGCTCCAGCTGCTCTTAAATTTGCTATTGGAGAAATCGATTTGGTTCCTTCAAGAGAGAATATTCGATATACTGATAGAACTAAAGATGCTATTAAAGCTAAATTTAAATCTGTTACAGATAATTGTGTACTTGAATGTAATAAACAATTAGCTAATGCTACTGATTTTCTTCATTGGATTCAAATGGCTACTGCTATTCAAAAGAGTTCAAGAAGTTATTATGGGCATAGTTATAGTAGTACATTTGAGGTAAGATCTCATCTTGCTAGACTAACTCAAAAAGATGTTAAGATGGAATTTCTTGGCTCTTTAAGTATAAATCCTTTACAAGATAAAGCTATAGATAAATTATTTATGGGTTTTACTATCGCTACTGTTAGCAAAGAAAATCATCATAGTTATTCTGGTGGTTTTAAGGTTTCTAAAAAAGCAACTGATTGGGGAGATTTCTTAAAGTATCCTATTTATTATCAAGAACAGGTATATGAAAAGAAAGAGGATGGTACTGATAAGCCTACTAAAACATTTAGGAAGCCTAAAGATATTACTATTCTTAATCATATAGCTGAAACTTCTACTGGTAAATATATTCAATTAAGAAAGAATAGATGTGACCAAAAAGTAATTGATTCTGAAAAAGATTATGATTTATGGAATTCTAAACTAGAAGTAAGAGCTAAGGGAGTTATAATATCTGATTATGAGATTATGTGTAAACTAATTGATAGTTGTAAGCATAAATTTAAATTGTATGATGATGTTATTGTAACTAATGAAGATGAGTTAGAAGCTATGGGTGAGTTTGAAACAGACCAAGAGAGAAGAAAAAGATTAGGTAAATTATTTTGTAGAAGATATTATCAAGATAATAGTAATAATCCTAAATTTTGTAATATAGAAACCGATGGTGAAAAGCTAGGTGAATATAAAGATAAAGGTGGTATTATTATTTATGGTAATTCTAAGGATACTGATTTACTTAAAGCTGTTGGACAAATATGTAACCAGGGTGAGAATTCTTATAATCAGTATTCAGTAGAATATGCAAGTAGTGCATTTTCTTTTGAACCTGATAATGAGAAGCGTAAAAGGTATTGTAAGCACGACGGTGTAGTTATACTGAAAGTTGCTAATAGCATCAAAAACGAATTAAGTGAATTTATTAATGTTAATCAATTATTTGAAATGAAACATCATATTGTAAAAAGATGGTATACTGCTCATTTAATTAGGAGGAGAGTTGAAGATATTAATATGTTTCAAGTCTTTAAAACTCTTAATGAAGATCTCTTTTATAAGTGGAAAAAATTGCATAAATTGCATACTAATTACTATAATCAATTTAGAAGTTTGGGTTACACTGAAAAAGAAGCTTTGCTTGATATGTGTACAAAGTATGACTGCAAAGACCACAAAGCATTAGAAATCTTAGAAGAGTTAGAAGAGTATGCCAAAGACCTGGAAATTATTCAAAATTTAGGACAAGTTCAAGAAAAAAATGATCAAAACAATATTAAAAATAAAGAATTGTTTTTATCATTAAGAGCTTATCTAAAAAGTAAGAATAAGAAGACGGTCAAGTTTAAAAAATTAAATAAAATAAAAAATGAAAAATAGTTATTTAGTCTGTAAAGTTGATAAAGACCACGTTCAGGTCATTATCGATGGACTACCAAAAAGTATTTCTAGAAGCTTCTCTGAAGCTGATAAAGTTATTAAATTAGCTGAAAATTATAATAAATCTAGAGATAACGATGAACGTAATGCCCTAATGGGTAAAGTTCAGGAATTGCTAACTCCTGGACACCGAATTCAAAATCAAACTGATGGGAGATTTGAATTTGATGGTGGTAGGAAAATGTATCTTAAAGGTACTACTGATCCTATACCTAATTTTTTAGCAAAGAAATTAATGAAGTGGATGGAGGATGGAATTCCTTTAGACGGTTTAGTTAATTTCTGGAAGCATCTGTTATTAAATCCGGATAAAGCTGTTAGAAAGCAATTATATAGCTTTCTAGAGCACAATGGCCATCCAATAACAGACAAAGGGTATTTTCTTGCTTACAAAGCCTGTAAAGTTAAATCTAAGTACGATAAAACGACTGGGGAAGAAGTTGTTCAGTTCGAGTACAATGAAGACACTGGCGAAAGAGAAAAGAAATATACTCAATCATTAACTTTCGCACCTTATCACAGTGGCAGTCACGGAATGGTAATTAAAGTAGGTCAGCCTATTACAATGCCAAGAGAGGATTGTGACTCTAATCCAAATCAAACATGCTCTTCAGGCCTTCACGTGGGGTCTATGGAATATGTTCATGATTTTGGATATGATGATGGTGTAATATTAGAAGTATTAGTAAGTCCTCGTAATGTGGTGGCAGTGCCGTCAGATTACAATAACACTAAAATGAGATGCTGTGAATATTTTCCTATCGCTATTAGTAATGGTGAGAACGAGAATATATATTTAGAATCTGATTATAGTGAATTCAATGCTCAATCTATGAAAAACGATTTGAAAGCATATGAGGAAGCTAAAAGAAAGCAAATAAATGATCTTGAAGCCGAATTGGCTCAAAATGATCGTTTAGCTGCTGAAATTTCTAAATAAGTTAATCAGGAAGGGGGTCCTAACGGGCTCCCTATTTCCTAAAATAAAAAATTATGGACAAAGTACTAATAACAATTCCAAAATTTATTACGCATATTGCTAAAACCAATACCAAGTATATAAAAATAAATGGTCAAAAGCTATTTACAGGTATGAACTATCACTTAAGAGCGTTAGTTGTAAGGAGAATGCATACTTATTTATCCCAATATATTCCACCAGTACTAGAGTTGGAAGACATTTTACCTATGAAGGTAAAGTTATATGTCTATACAACTATAAACCATGGTGATGTAAGAATGTTTAAGGGACAATTAAGATGGAGAGCTCCTAAACCTGACTATGAACCTAAGTGGGATGTAGATAATTTATGGATATGGATCAAATGTTTTCAAGATACATTAGTAGAAATGGGAATGATTGAAGATGATAACTGTAAATTAATACCAAACTCTGGTGAAATTGAGTTTATACCGGTAGAAGATTTTGAAGATCGTAAATTAATTTTTGAATTAAGTAAATATAAAAAAGATGAATGAAGATCATGTTAGTCACTCCTCGTTGAGTGCATTAAGTGTTAGCCCTAGGTATTTCCAGAAATATAAGGCTAGAGAATTGCATAAAGATAGTAAGGCTTTTGACTTAGGATCTGCAATTCATTGTTATGTTCTTGAACATGACAAATATAATGAAAGATACGTTATAGCTCCTACTAATCCAGTTGGAGGTATGATGGGTGTATTTATTGAATCATATGTCGAAGCCGAGGCTGTTATGATTAATGAGCATATGCCAAAACAATTAAAAATAGACGGTTATCAAACACTACATGAATTGTGTTATGATAAAGCAGGATTTAAAACGGCATTAGAAACCGTGTTAAAGAAGTTTAATTCTGACGAGAATCAAGCTTATTTCAAATTTCTAAAAGAAAATTCGGGTAAAACTGTGTTATCTCAGGACGATATGCAAGTTGTAAAAAATTGTTACGACAAACTTATTGAACATCAGATGACACATCCGCTATTGTTTCCTGATGAGGACAAAGATGGAAAACCTGAGTTTGAAATTTCTTGGATTTACAAAGATGTTAATGTAAAATCCATTATTGATAATTTAATACTTGATGTAGAGAATAAAAAAATTGATATCATAGACTTGAAAACTACTTCAAAGTCGGTTTATAATTTTAGTAGGTCATATTTTACTTACGGATATTATAGACAAATGGCTATTTACAAACTAGCAGTAAATAGTTATTTAGAGACTCTTGGCATAGATATTCAAGACTATGATATTAATTCTTATGTTGTTGTAGTTCAAACTACAGGTCTACATGAATGTGTTGTTTACAAACCAAACACAACAGATTTATCTATTGGTATGGATGAATTTGATGATTTAGTCGAAAGATATAAATGGCATGTAAGCAAAAACCTTTGGGATTTTCCAAAGGAGTATTATGACAATGATGGAATTATTAACTTAAAGTTATCGGATGAAAATATCTCAAGAATTAAGGAGAATTGCTGATAAAGTTAAACCAACTAAAACTGTAGATTTTATATTTCCACTGACTGGATATGATAAGGTAGATCTAGCTCCCTATTTAGTAAATGCTTATCTTGGTGATAAGGATATGTTAGATTGGGATCTAGAATCTCCTGATGTTTTCGTGTTAATGAAATATTACGGTAATCGTCATTTTATGCGTTTAGAAAAGAAGATAGAAGAAGATAAATATTTTAAAACCTCATATAATTTATGGGGTGGTAAATATATAATGTTTGTCTTTAGTATATCCCCTTCTTTTAAACCAGACTATGATAAGTTTTTAGATGGTAAATATTCACAACTTTCCGATCCCGCTAAAATTCGTATTATGAGACATCGCGCTCCTAATAGCCCAATGCCCTTGATCCTGGATAAGGATAGCTCGTTAAAAATATACTGGGAAGATAGACTTGGTGTAAATTTATCAGCAGATGATGAAGTTTGGCCTATTGTAAGTAGAGGTGATGAGTTCTTTGATAGAAATGAATTTAAGAAATTGATGGGTATAGTAGATATTCCTGGTTTATACTAGGATATCTACTTCTCATCGCTAGGCCCCATGATGTATCGTATCATTGTGTTTTTTTTAGCTGCACGGCTGCTCTTTATTTTCTCAAAATTATCTTGCATTTTTTTTATATCTATACATAGCTCATACTCTTCTGTTGACTCAAAATAATCTAATAATACATTAAATACATTTGACTCATTATAGTCACTAAGTAACCAGAATAGATTATCTGGAAATATACTAAAGTCATAATTACTTACAAGAAGTTTGTAAGTATTGATCATAGAAGATCTTCTTATAGCTTCCTTCTCTTCGTCGGAAAACTCTTCTTCATATTCATTTTCATACTCTTTCATTAATTTAGGTGGAACCAGCTTAACTTATCTTTTGCTTGTGCGCCTATCTGTGTTAATGGGAACGTTTTATATATCTTTGAATATATTTTAGGATCTCCTTTATCCCACATACCGGTCTTTCTTTTATACCTTTCTATATCTTGTCCCATCATAATGGATCCTGTATCAGATAGTAACTGACCTACTAGATTTACTAATACTTCTAAAGATGTTATACTAGCTGCAGGAGACTTTAATACATTAAAGGTCTCTGGTAACCATGAGAAGAATAACAACTCTTGTTTCATTCTATGCACTGTGTATAAAGATTGGTAATATACATATCCCTTTTCATCGTCGTCTTCTCCGCTTCTTATAAGACCCGAAAGCGCTAATAAAGTAAAGAAGGCTGCTACTTCACCTATAGTACGTTTTACATTTTGTTTTTGCCATGTATCTAGCTCATTCCACTTTTCTTTTATAGTATACATTTTAAGCTTAGCTATATCAAACTTTAATTGATTTATAAAACGTAATGTAGTAATATAATTACCCTCTACATATGATTTTAATCTCTCATTCCATTCAGGTCCTTTAAATTCAGACTTTTTATCATACCATAGTTTTTCTATACCTTCAAATCTTCTTTGGAATCCTGATGGCATCCATTTACGTAATTGCATAACCCACCTACCTGCTGCATATTGTTGTATAGCATTTCTATCTTTTTGGTTATATATACCATGTAATCTCTGATAAACTCCCTGCACTCTTTCTTTAAATATTGCTCGATCAGTTTCAGTAAATTGTTCAGCAACTTCTTCATTAAGTATTAATTTGTCATTAACTACTTTATGAGCATCCCATAGATTTATTGTTTTACCATTAGCTAGTTTAAATGTTTTTTCTAAAGCCATAGACATAAACAACTGACTTTGTAACATATGTTCCCCCATTGTCATCATAAAGAAAAATGCACCTGTATGCATGCCACGCATAGCTAATGATTTATGTTTAATTCTATTACCAAATTCGTCAAAATGTTGTAATACATTGTAATACTCATTCATAAGGCCTACTTTAGAAGTAGGAACTCTACCTACAGTATCTTTTAATATACCTGATAAATTACCCCAATAGAATGTTTTAGCTTTAAGAAAATTCTTTTTACCAAAATACTGTCCCGCAAAAGATTCTATAGTATTCATTAAATTACCAAATGCTGCGTTTACATAACCAGCATGTGGATTTAATGCCAATACT